ATCCCGTTGAGCGGCGTCAGTAAGTCGGGCGGCGGTTGCATCAACCAAGCCGGCGGTGCCGGAGGTCGGGCATGAGGCGTTGAGGCGCAGCCGGCGGCGGCCAGCATCAATATCGCGTTGCAGATCATCAATTTTATTTTTTGCATCGGTCAGCTCTCGGCTTCGGTTTTCGTCGATAGTGGCGACGGCTATTTGTGTTTTATTCTGCCACTCGATCTGGCCGGCCAGTCTCTTGTTGTCGCGTTGCAACGTTTCGCGTTCCTGGCGCAGCCCCTGATTGCTGTAAACCAGAAACGCCAGCGCACAAAGCGCGATCAGCGTGATACCGGCGGCCAGGCGGGTCATTTTTGCCCCCAGGTGCAGACCTCGTGTTCAATATCGCGGCGATTCATTAAGCCTTTCCACGGCTTACCGCCGGCATAAATCCACTGGCGCAGGCCGTCGCATGCGCCGGCATAGTCGCCGGCGTTCAGCTTGCGCAGCAGGGACGAGCGCTCAAAGGCGCTGACGCCCACGTTATAGCTGAAACTGATCAGGGCGGCTTTTTGGTACTCTGTCGCCGGCACTTTTACCGAACGATTGACCGATCGCGCAAAGGGGATCAGGTCTTTGTCCAGAATTGCCTTGCATTCCGCCTGGGTGTAGCGCTTGCCCGGCACGATATCGGCCCCGGTATGGCCGTAACATACGGTCAGCACGCCGGCCACGTCGCGATAGGGTTCAAATCTGACGCCCTCAAGCTCAGGGATCATCAACGTGGCGATCGCCAGCGCGCCAGTGCCGGCAGCACCGAACAGCTTTTTACGCAGGGCAGATGACATTGCCATTAATCGGCTTCCTTATTAAAAAGCCCGCGTTTCGCCGGCGGCTCGGTAATGATCCCGGCGCTGACGCCTTTCTCATAGGCCCGCGTGCGCCGCCAGTCGAAATAGGTCTGCGTGAGATAGGTGATCAGGCCCAGGAGAAAACCGCCGATCACGGCTACCTGATTCCAGTCAACGTGGCGAAACCAGTCGATCAGCCCGCCAGTGCATAAGCCGCCGGCAATGCAATAGTTAATACCGGCGGCAATCTTTTCAGTCATGAGTTTCATTCTCCACCTCCCGCGCGCTGGGATTAATCCCACAGTTGCAGGGTCTGAACCGATTCGGATTGAACAATGTCCGGCATATCGACCGGGTAGCCGTGCGGCAATATCGGCCCCTGGTCTGCCAGACCTGGATTATTCAGCAATACTTGCTCGGTCACGTCCTGCGTCTTGCCGTAGTAGCGCTGGCACAGCGCATCAACGGTGTCGCCCTGGTGTGCATACACCTTCATCAGATCAGCTCGACCGTCATGCGCGGCAGCGATTGCAGATCATTGATGGCCCAATCTGCATCGCGGCGGAGATCATCGATCGACGGTTCGATAGCGTCGGCGCGCTTTGAACCGGATGCCGTGGCGTCGAAGCTGCGAAAACGCTCGGTAACGCTGGCCTGAGTCAGGCAGAACACGGCGCGGCGATAAAGCTGCACGCGGGTGCTCTCGTCGTCCAGGTGATCGGCGGGAACCTGTTCCAGTTCGCTGTAGCCCGCGCGCTGTTGCTGCTTGCGCCAGCCTGCCAGCCGATCGTTGACTTCGTTGATGGCGTTCCGCGCCGCCTCAAGCAGACGCGGCTGGGTGATGGTGCCGTCCTGCCGCATGTCTTCGCGGTACTGTTTCAGGTCGATATCCGGCCAAAAGTCCGTATTTTTGATGACGGTGCTGGCCGGCGGCGTCGGCTGCTTGGCGATGTCGATTTCCAGCGCGTTGCTGGGTTTCTTGTCGCCTGGTGCGGGTTCTATTGCGATGCTGACCATACGTTTTCCTGTAGGTGGGCGGTGGACGGGAGCGTTGATGTGATTTAAACCTGTCGCGGCTCCCGTGCCGCCCTCGCCGGGGGCGATTCGCTTAACTTCCTGCCTGAATGACTTTTTCCAGCTGCTTGATATCCGTTTTTACGCCGGAGTTTTCATCTTTCAGCAGGGCTTTTTTCAGCACGTCCAGTGCCAGCACGGCGTCGCCGTCCTGTCGCAATGCATAGCCAACAAACTTGAACAGACGGGCTTTCACCCGATCGGGCATGTCCTGATTTGCCAGCAGTTGATGCGCGCGCTGCAGCTGCGCCGTGTTCAGTGGCCGGCCGGCGGAAAGATCGCGCTGTGCAGCGGCGGCGATCTCTTCGGCGAGCAGGCAACTGGTCGAGCGATCGAAACCGTCGGGCGCAACAAGGTCATGCCGAATGGCGTACTCGCCGATATCAAGGGCATATTCCAGGTTGCCAATATCCAGAAACCAGACCAGCACACGCATCAGGATCGCATCCTGCCGGCCTGCGTCGCTTTGCAGCACACCGGCCACCCACGGCATGTAGGTCGGCAGCATGCCGCGCTTTAACTCGGCTTTGGTTTCGTGGGACTCGACGCCGCTCAGCCGCGCCAGATCCTGCTGCATCTTGAACAGCAACAGGTCGTAATTGCCCAGATGGCTCAGGCTGGCCGCCTCATCCAATGAGGCGGACTGCTGCGCGGCAATGTAGTGCTTGTGTCTGCGTGCCGGGCTGCTCATGGATTAGCCCTCCGTGGTTTCCGTTGGCTGCTGCTCTGGTTGCTGGCCGGCTGGCGCAGTGGCTTTCGCTTTCAGGATCTGGATATTTTCGATCAGCGCCACGCCCTCGTAGTCTTCAACGACATAGGCTTCGTTGACGGACTCGTAGTTTTCGATGCGGTCGCGTTTCGGGTTGTCGATGATGTGGCGGCGGCGGGTGCCGTCTTGCCAGTAGATCGACAGGTTATCCAGTCGGGTGATGAAAATGGTGTTGTCCGGGAAGGACGGAACACGCACCGCTTGCAAGCCGCCCAGCCGTTTCTGGCTGATGATGATATCGGCGGCCAGGGCTTCAGTGTTCGGCTGTTCCTGGTTGACGAGCGGGAAATATTTGTCCGCCAACAGGGAACGACCGACAACGGCGACCAGCTCGGTGTCGTCCTGGAACCAGGGCGCGATCAGCTCGTTGACGGCATCCATCACTAGCGCATCCAGATTGTGATAGTCGCCATCGATACCGATGCGGATTTTTTCCGACACGACGCTGCCGTCCTCGCCCAGCACCTTATCCATCACCTGCTCTGGTGCACCCTTGCGGACTTTCTGCAACCAGCCGATGTTAACGTCCTGCAACAGCTTATTGACGGTGATATCCGAGGTTTTAGCCCGGCTGATGCCGTTCCAGCCGATCATGATGCGGTCGAGGCCCTGGCGCTTCACGATCTGGTTGCGAATACGGATCTGGAAGTCTTTGAACTTGGCCCAGGCGTCCAGCTTGGAATATTTCAGCGCGGTGTCAAAGTTGGTCTGGGTACACACATAGCCCACTTCGTCCAGGCTGCTTGGATCCATCGGTTCACGTTCTTTGTCGTCGGTATTGGTCGTACTGGCGATAGGGCGGTCAATGCCCAGACCGACTTTAGAGCCGCTCTGTTCGTCAACGGGAATGATGTTGATCTGTTTCAGAAAGCTGCTGCTTTCCTGAATCTTGTCTTCCAGACGCTGCGTTACCGTCGGATCAACGGTGAATTTTGCGGCTACGTCTTCAGGTTCGATGTGGTTCAGGTTCGCGACCTGGCTCAGCAGCATTTTATATTGCTTGCGGGTATTCGGTTTCATTGATTGTTCCTTGTTCCGGTCGTTTATGTCGATGCGGTGCCTGTTTTCACCGTTAGTCCGTCAGCAGTCGGTTAAAACTTCATCGCCGCCGCCGGTTGACAGGTCTCGGCGGTGCGTCGATCGGTCGGTAGTGCTGAGGGTGGTTTTCAGCTCGGAAAGCTCTGTTTTCGCGTCTTTCAGCTGACTTTCCAGCGATTCGACGGTGGTTTTCAGACCGGAAAATGCTTCGACTTTGGTTTCAAGCCCTTGCTGACGTTCTGCGACAAACTCCACCGCCTGATGAACGTCGGAAAAACGGCCGTCATCGGAGTGCTGTTTTTTGCTGAACATGGCCTTGATGTGGGTCAGAAGGTTTGGTTTTTCGGTTTCTGGCGCGTCAAATTCCATAACGGTTTCTTCCATCGCCCCGAAGTGCAGTCCGCTGGTTTCTGCCAGGTTGTTGGCGGTGAATTTCATGGATTCACTACCCAGCGACGCCGGATTGTCGGTAAACGCCAGCCCGGTCAGGTAGGCTTTGCCGGTGTCGGCAAATTGCGGGTAATACTCGATGCTGGTGTAAATTTTTTGCCGATCGTTGTTCAGCTTCACCAGCCCATCCGTCGCATCGACCTGCGCCAGCAGCGCCAGCTTGCCTTTCAATTGGCCGGAGGTGATTTCCTGCGCCTTCAGCGCGACGACGTCGCCCTGGGCCTTAAAATCGCTGTTTGGGAAAATGCTCAGGTAGTGCTCAAGGTTGGCGCGCGCCGGGCGGAATGCTGGCGAGAACGTTTCCGCCATTTCTTCGATATGCCGGCGTTCGATTTTGCGGCCGTCACTGGTCGCGCCTTCAACGGCGACGCGGAAAAATTTTGATATTGGCATGGGTAAGCCCCGATCAGTCAGCAGATGGGCCGGTATTGGCCGTGTTTGGCCTATGTTGGCTGGGGCGGGATGGCGGGACAACGCGGCGGCTTTGTGTGGTCGATGGCACAAGGCGCTTTAGGGGTGTTGGTTGTGGCGCGTAGGTAGCCTTTCGATATTGAAACGTTGAAATTCAGGCCGATAAAGCATGAGCGCTATTACTATCAGCACCGATCTGGATCCCCGTCGTCAGGCCATGTACCTGTATTGGCAGGGGCTTCGGGTCACTCGCATCGCCGAAATGATCGGGGAGAATCCCGTCACGGTACACAGTTGGAAACGCCGCGACAAGTGGGACGATTACGGCCCGCTCGATCAGATGCAAATCACCACAGCCGCCCGCTATTGCCAGCTGATACTGAAGCCGGACAAAGAAGGGCGCGACCTCAAGGAAATTGACCTGTTGGCGCGCCAGGCCGAGCGGCACGCGCGCATCGGCAAATACAACGGCGGCGGCAATGAGGCCGATCTCAATCCCAACATTGAGAGCCGAAACGCCGGGCCGCGCCGGCGCACCCAAAAGAACGTTTTCACCGACGAACAGCATGCCAGGCTGAAAGAAATCTTTCTCGAACAGATGTTTGCCTATCAGCGGCGCTGGTATGAGGCGGGGCTGTCAAAAGATTTTCGTATCCGCAACATCCTGAAATCGCGCCAGATCGGCGCGACGTACTATTTTGCGCGTGAAGCCCTGATTGACGCCCTGGACACGGGGCGTAATCAGATGTTTGTTTCCGCCTCGAAAGCACAGGCGCACCAGTTCAAAAACTACATCATGGCATTTGCGCAAGAGGTCGATGTGGAGCTGCGCGGGGAAACCATCATCCTGCCAAACGCGGCGGAATTGCATTTCCTCGGCACCAACTCCAACACCGCCCAGGGCCGGCCCGGCAATCTGTATCTGGATGAATATTTCTGGATCCCCGGCTTCAAGAAACTGCGCCGCGCCGCATCGGGTATGGCGTCACAAACTCGCTACCGTTCGACCTACTTTTCCACCCCGTCGAGCATGACGCATGAGGCCTATTCCTTCTGGAATGGCACGCTGTTCAACAAGGGGAAATCCAAGGATCGTCGCCGTGAAATTGACGTTAGCTATAAACGCCTGGCCGGCGGCGTGCTCTGCGAGGACAAGCAATTCCGCCAGATTGTCACCATTGAAGATGCGTTGCGCGGCGGCTGCGACCTGTTCGACCTCGACGAGCTGCGGGAGGAAAACAGCGATGAAGATTTTGACAACCTGTTCATGTGTAATTTCATCGACGATACATCGTCCGTCTTCCCGATGGGTGAAATGCAGCGCTGCATGGTGGACAGCTGGGAGCACTGGACGGACGTCAAGCCGTTTGCGTTGCGCCCGGTAGCGTCGCGCGAAGTCTGGATCGGTTATGACCCTGCCAGTTCTGAGGATGGCGACAGCGCCGGGTGCGCGGTCATCTTGCCGCCGCTGGTTGCCGGCGGAAAATTCCGGGTTCTGGAGCGCCATCAGTGGCGCGGGATGGATTTTGCGGCGCAGGCCCGCAACATCAAGGCGCTGACCGAACGTTACAACGTGAGCTATATCGGTATCGACAACACCGGCCTGGGCCGCGCGGTGTCGCAACTGGTGCGCCAATTCTTCCCTGCGGTGAACGCCATCAACTACAGCCTGGAAATGAAAACCGACCTCGTTCTAAAGGCCCGCGACGTGATCCGCTCCGGCCGCCTGGAATTTGATGCCGGCGCGCTGGATATCGCTCAGGCGTTTATGTCCATCCGCAAGCAAATGACGGCCACCGGCCGCCGGGCAACCTATGTCACCAGCCGCGCCGAAGGCGTCAGCCACGGCGATGTGGCCTGGGCCGTCATGCACGCCTTATTCAATGAACCGCTCGAAGGGGCAACCGGTAGCAATACAGGTTTTATGGAGATCTACTAAATGAGCAAGCGCAACCGGGGCCGCAAGCACGCCCAGCCGACGACACAAAAACAGACTGGCGCGCAGCACGTCGAGGCGTTTACCTTCGGCGACCCGATCCCGATGCTGGATCGGCGCGAAATACTGGATTATCTGGAGTGCTGCGTCGTCGATCGCTGGTATGAGCCGCCAATCTCTTTCAACGGCCTGGCGAAGACGTTTCGCGCGGCGGTGCATCACAGTTCACCGATCACGATGAAGCGCAACATCTTGGTGAGCATGTTCAAGCCCCACCGGCTGCTGTCAAAGCAGGATTTCAGCCGCTATGCGCAGGATTTCATGGTGTTCGGCAACAGCTTTATGGAGTCGCGTTATAACCGCCTCGGCGGGATAATGAAGCTGGTTCCCAGCCTGGCGAAATATACCCGCCGTGGCGTCAATACGGATTCGTATTGGTTCGTGCAATCGTGGGCGGAGCCGCATCAGTTTGAAGATGGCACCATTTTCCACCTGCTTGACCCGGATATTAATCAGGAGATCTACGGCGTTCCCGAGTATCTTTCCTCGCTTAACTCCATTTGGCTGAACGAGGCCGCAACACTGTTTCGCCGGAAATACTACCTCAACGGCAGCCATGCCGGCTTTATCCTGTACATGAACGATGCCGCGCACAAACAGGAGGATATCGACAACCTGCGCAAAGCGCTGAAGGAATCGAAAGGGCCGGGCAACTTCCGCAATCTGTTCATGTATGCGCCGGGCGGTAAGCCGGACGGCTTGCAGCTTATCCCGCTGGCCGAGGTGGCGGCGAAAGATGAGTTTTTGAACATCAAGAACGTGACACGCGACGATCAGCTGGCGTCCCAGCGCACGCCGCCGCAGTTGATGGGGATTTTGCCAAATAACACCGGCGGATTCGGGGATGTGGAAAAGGCCGCGCGGGTATTTGCGATTAATGAGCTGGCCCCGTTGCAAGAGCGCCTTTGCGAGCTAAACGACTGGGTAGGGGAGGAAGTGATCAGCTTCAACCCGTATGAACTGCTCAAGAATGAACAATAAGTTACTAGCTTATTAAGTTAGTGGCTTGATGTATGCAATGTGAACCGCCGAAAGGCGGTTTTTGCATTCTTATGCGGCGCTATTCATATCGCATTCTTTATCCGTGCGCTATTGTGACATGTCACAGGCGTTTTTTTTCATTTAAATGTCGCGTCACACGCCTGTTGAAAATTAAAATGTGACGTGGCAGGATAACGCCAAGTCGCCCGCCATGCTCAATGTCGGCACTCAACCCGCAAACGCGGTTTTTGCAGAGATCGAAAGTGATTCTTTGCCAAAAAAACACCGCATATCCTAAGTGCAACAATCCGCATAGTTCATTGCATACCTAATCACCCCTCAAAACCGCACCAGACAAGGCTTTAGCGCCTTTTTTCTACTGCATAAAAAGTGAATTGTTAAGCATGCAGCGTGGGGGCGGGGGGGACGGCACGGAACAGGGGATCGATGGGGATCGTTTTTCCTGCCTATCCGCCGCAAACCCCGCACCGCATTCACCTGCGCATCGCTGCGAGGCGATCAGATTTGATGTGCGATCGTTGGTGCAAAGAAAAAGCGCCTCGCTGTGTGGCGTATAGGCGCTTTGGTGGGGGCGGTAATGTGCTGGTTTCTATGTCGCTCGATTGGTGTTATTCATTTTTGTGAATATTAATTCATTTTGGTTGCGTCATTTCTCCGGTGCTGCTATTCTCGACTGGCGAAGGTTCTACAACGTTGTCAGCATCAGCCTTTTATAGCCGGTGGTCTGCCAGCATTGCGTGTCACCTTGCATGCAGCACCCGCCCGGATCGCCCGGCAACGTGTCGCCGCATTTCCCACAGCTACTTTTACGCAGCTCGGCCAGCTGTTTCTGCAACAGCTTGTTGTCTTGTCGTATGAGGCCGATCAGGTATTCCGTCACCTCGTAAGGTTCCCTCGCGATCCGGCGCTGCTGGCAACCTTCCAGGATCATCGCCATTTCCTGGCTATCGACGCGCAGAGTGATCGTGGTGATGCCGTTGGCCTTGTCGCGCTGGCGCTGGCTGCGTTTACGTTCTGCTGGTGTGGTCATGCTACACGTCCCCATTTTGATGAGTAGAAAGAAGTGCTGCCAGTATGGCAAGGCGTTCCGCTGCCGGTAGATCGCTATAATTTCTGGCCCAACGTTCGGCTTTTCTCTTGATGCGTTGTCGATCGATATAGTTCGCACCGGCAAACGCCGCGCTGTATGCAGCATCCTTGGCATAATTCATCCATAACTTTTCAGTGCGTGGCCCTCCGCGCGTCATCACCTGAAATTCCAGGCTGCGCCAGTCGCCGAGCAACTCGTCGTAGAGCGCGGACGGATAGCCGGAGATCATGACGTTGGCGGGCACGGTGCGTAGCACGTCGATCAGGCGGCGGTGATCGTCGACGGTATACTCGTGACGATACCGCGCGCGGCTGGTGCGGGTTTCTGGAAGATAGGGCGGGTCGGCGTAAATCAGCACCCGCCCATGTTTGCCAAATGTCCCGTCTGCTAGATCCCTCTTTAGAAAACCAACGGCATCGCCGTGATAAAGATTCAGCTTCGGCGGGGTCATTCCCTTTTCTATCCAGCGGCCTCGCGTCAACAAAAAAGCATTACTATCAACATCAATTCCTATCGTGCGCGCCGCGAGCGGCTTGTGAAACATAACGGCGCCGCTGCCAAGGTGCGTTTCGATGTAAGTGTCATGCGGCGGCATCTGACTGATTATCGCCTGGTAAGCGCCGCTCGCGGCCTTGCTCCCCAAATACCCCATATTATCGGTACTCCATAGTTGATAATGACGGTGCTGCAGAACAGATATTTCTGTCTATGCGGTACCAGCAACATCATCTGGCACAGTTGGAACCGTCTATATTTGCCGGCATGGCCAGAACAGGTATTTCTGTCTATGCGGTACCGGCACCAGGCGGCACAGATGCCACCGTCTATATTTTTCTGTATGGCCAGAACAGATATTCCTGTCTGTGCTCGATGTAATTTTTATGCCCCAGCGATGGTATTTACTCGGCCTCGTGCCAAAGCTTGCCAACGGGATACCAGGTCTGTGGCCTTATGTTTTGCTAGTGATTTACGCCACTGCGGATCCATACCAACAACGATCAGTTCTCCGGTTACCGGGTTCGCCCGATAAACGGTATCCAGCACAGTGACCTCTTTCCCCAATGCCAGTTGATTAGCTTGATGCTCGCTCACTGTGATTTTTCGGATCTTCGCCCAGCGCTGCACCTGCTCAGCGACGTCTGCGACCAATGGCGTAACCTTTTCTTCCATCTGCCTTAGTGACTGCGCGGCACGCAGGTAACTTTCGGCCCGCTGGCGATCCGGTTCGGTGCATTCGCCCGCCGTAAGGGCATAAGCTAGCGCCTCAAATTCTTCGGCTGGGGACTTTTTCCGCTCCGGTTTGTGGTTTCGTAGGCTGTCGGCAAGCTGCTTGCGCCTGCTGGCCGATTTTTGGCCGATTTCAAGCTGTTCCGGCCCTATATCCAGCGGCGGATCATCGTGCGAATCTGGTTGTTTTCTGACCGTGGTACAGTTATTGACACGAGTCCAAGGGGGCGCGGACGCGCCCTGAAGGTCAAGGTCAACCCCATGATCGGCGTCGGCCGGTAGCTGCGGCTTCATTCTGACAATGCGGAATTTTCGAAGGCGGGTTTCAACCGGCGGAATGTCTGCGGTTGGCATCACCAACCCTTTGATCACCGAAATGTATTCGCCGTAATCATTCGGTTCGTCTTTGATTTGATACCAGGTGCGGACGCGCAGGTCTTTGCGAAGAACAAACGGCCCGCCCTGCAATAAGGTGTATTCGCGCCAGTCAGCACCATCGGCGGCACGATGCAGCTCACCGAATAGCGGATTGATCTGGTCTGCCAGTTGTTGATTGTGCATGCGGCGCAACTCGCGCCAGACAGATACCGGTGCACCGCCGAGAAACTGGAATTGACGGATTCCCCAGCATGACGCCCAGGCGGTGGCATGCTTGGCGGTTTCCTTTAATGGGCGTCCGCTTTCGTCGTCTGTCAGCCCGTCCAGCGCATAGCCGTCGACGTTTTTGGATATGTACTTGACGATATAACCCGTTGCGCTGCCGACGCTTTCATCGATTGGCTTCATTTCAAATCGTGGCTGTTTACCGTGGCTGCCGGCAAGTTCTTCGGCATCTTCGCGCGTCGCATAATCCCGCATGATCTCGCGCAGCGGCTCAACGTTTTCTGCTGTAGTGAACAGCAGGCCGTGCCAATGCGGCGTCCCATCATGATGTGATTCGGCAACGCGCAGGCCAAACGCCGGGATACCCCGGCGCTTGAGTTCCGCCCGAATTTGTTGCCATACGCGGTTTAGATAACGCTGTGTCTTGCGTGGGTTTGCTCCATTCCACTTGCTGTTACGGTGGCCGCTATAGCTGAATGCGTGATAACTGGAAGGGGCTGTTAAGGTAAAAAAGCTGCCGGTAAACCCTTCCTGGGTCGCAACCTTTTCGAAACCGCCGATGCGGGTCATCAACTCGTTGCGGCGCTTTTCCGGGTTTGAAATGCTTTTATCTATTTGTTCTATGAGCGATATTCTTTCGCCGGTGTCCTGATCTTCCAGCTCTAGCTTGCTCATGATCGCGCGGCTGCGCTTACGGCGCTGATCCCATTCTTCAGCATGATGCTTGCTGCAATAGGGGGAAATACCCCGACGAACGTCACCAAAGGCAATGTGTAAATGTTCGCGCCAGCGGATGGCATATTTACGCAGGTTGCGCTGCCAATATCGCGCATCTCGCATTTTTTGGACGGCTACCACTGCCTCATCTACCCATATAGACCTTTTAGCAGATAGTGGCGGGTTAGCCTGGAACATTGCAGTAAGTGCGGAGGCCTCCCGATAGAGCCGCATAGCCAGTTCCCGATCGCCTAACGCCTCCAGCGTTTCATTTACTTCACTCAACATCGCTGTCATGTAAATCGCAATATCCTGCGCCAACAGCTCAATATCTTCGTCGCTGAAGTCAGGAAGCCGATTGAAGCGCTCAATCAGCCCGCGCAGGTGTGAAAAGTTATGGTAAAGCGCGTCAAGGTGCACAAAGGGCGGAAGATCTTCGCCATCGCCCTGAATAGCGTATGCATCGGTGACGCGGGTGATAATTGGCAGATCACGGCGAGCAATATCGCGCAGTTTCAGGCGGGCAATGTGCCGGCCTTTAGTGCTGTGAAAGTGGTTGATTCGGTCACTCAGTCGCCGACGAATAAAGCGGGGCAGTGGTGCCAGGGTGCGCTGTACCCATGCGCCAAACTCCTGCTCTTGAGCCAGCTCAGCGAGATCAACAGAAGGAGTCTTGTCCACATGGATAGCCGCCTTGGGCTTATTCCATGCATGGGGGTAGTCAGAAACGTCCGCGCCGCTGCCAGGGTATGGCAACGGCGGTGATGGTTCATAGCGGCCGCGAATGGGTTTACTCACGCCCACGGCCACTCGTCTAAGTAAAACCACGGCGAGTTTTGCCACTTACGCGACAAAATATTGACCGATACCAGTGTCAAACCGCCAGTGGCGTAGTTGCGCTTAAATACACACCCAACAGACTTGTCTTCGCCGCCGGCTGTGTCGTAGCCGAATATTCGGCCTGTCTGCGGCTTTCTTCTGGTATGAAGAAGTCGCAGCGTCGCGCCTGCGGAAAGCTTGAACGCTGCGCGGAGCAGCTCCTGTTGGCGGGCTGCGTTGGTTTTACCGCACCGACGGCCACTCCAAGCGAAGGCACGCACTCGATTGAGATGCGCCAGCACATGAAAATCTTGAATGTGATTGTGTTGGGGATTAATGGCCGCAATGGCAGTAGCTACAGGTGTCTTCAGCATTTGAACGGGCCTCGCTCGATGCTCAACATCACATAACCCGGTTTCCACGGGTACAAATCGGTGACATGGGTGATCTGTACCCAAATGAATTGCCCCGAAAACCCTTCCAGTCCGTCGCAATCCTTCAGCCACCCATACTCGGACAAACACAGCAGATCTCCGGCGGCGTAATCCCGATCGTTGATGCGAAACTCCGCTTTTTTCTCACCGCTGACCACTGCCGCGAAATGTTCCGGTAAAATCTTGAGTTGATGCCTTTTCATGCTATTTCTCCCCCAATGATTTTTCTTTGGAATTGTTGGAGCTGATGGCGCTTATGCAGCTGATTAAGTCGGCGCATCGTGCGAAAGCGTGGGCGGTATTGAAACTCTCTTGGAGCGTATTGGGCATTCACCTCATACAAATGGCCGTAGCTGTACCAGCGATTGCATGTCCATACGCCGTAGCTTTTACCGTGCAGGGAAAAAACAAGGAGATGTTGAGTTGCTGTAATAACCTCCCCTTCATCCATTAGGCGGGTTAGACATATGTCCCAATCATGGCTAAACGGCTCTTGGTACATAGAAAACAGGGTGTTGCCGATATGTTGCAAATAATCTTTAAGCATTGGCGGCCTCCAGAGCTGTGGCGCGATCCATCTTGTCGATTTCTGCAATAATCATTGCGGCACCGCGTACCAGATCATGACGACGATTCACATCTCCGGCCGGCTTGAATGTTTCTTTCGGGAACGGCCAAAGGTTTCTTGCTCTTAGTCGGTAAGTTCCGACACGATTAAACCCTGCCCCGGACACTGCAAATGCCGCTCCCGCGAGAGCAAGCACACCGTCGATGTAACCGTCATCGTGGGCATTGTCTCTGCCTTTATCTCGTTGGAGCTGGCGTTCTGCTGTCACATCAGCGATTGCCTTTGTGGTCGCTAACTCACGGTTAGCAAGGATTTCAACGGCCATTTCTTGTACTTGCGATAACGAAAACTCGTCCGGGTTGTTGATGATGTGTTTCAACTGCTCAGTAGTTAAAGTCATGCCGATGCCCTCATTGTTGCAATGATCTCGCCAGCTGTTGCGCGGCTGGCAGCTTTGGCGCTGACAGAACGACGTGCGGTGGCGGTGGTGATGGTGAAATCGGAGTACAGCGCCCGCGCGGCGTCGGTTTCGCTGTTCGAGGCTACGACGTGGCGGCCGCGTTTTGCCGCAATGCGCAGCATGCGCGCCAGCTTTCTCTGCTGTTCGCTGGTAAAGCCGTCGGTGTGGTAGCTGGTGAAATTGGCGGTGGCGCTGGCCGGGATGTAGGGCGGATCGCAATAAATCACGTCGCCGGCCTGTGCCATCCTGATCGCTTCCTGGAATGCGCAGCACAGAAAAATCGCCTTTGTGGCCTGCGCCTTTTCAGAGAAAGCCCGGATCTCGTCTTCGGGGAAATAGGGCGCTTTTCGATGACCGAACGGCACATTAAATTCGCCGCGCAGGTTGTAGCGGCAAACGCCATTGAAGCCGTGGCGGTTCAGGTAAAGAAACTGCGCGGCGCGGTACAGGAAATTACTGTCACAGCGCAGATTGAAATCGGCGCGTACAGCGTAATATCCGGCCTCGCTGGTGTGTTCCCTGAACAAGTTGCGCGCTTCGCGGATCAGGACGTCCGGCAGGTTTTTGGCGACGTTGTGGAAGTTGATTAGATCGCTGTTGATATCGCACAGCAGATAGCTTTCATAGTCGGTGTTGAGAAATACCGCACCGCTGCCGACGAACGGCTCAACCAGCCGCTTTCCGGCTGGTAGGTGCTGGCGTAAGGTGTCGATAATGCTGGCTTTGCTGCCGAGCCATTTAAGGGCGGATCGGTTCATACAGCGCCCCTTCTGCGGAAATGTCGGCAACGGAGAAACCGATCAGTTCATTACCATCATATTCGGCGGCAATAACTTCAGGGAAAATCAGTGCATTAATGATGCCGATTAGGCCCACGACATAAGCGCCATCGGCGCGTTTTCCTACTGTAGCTGTAGTTAGCCCGGCGAAGTATTCCGAGCATTCAACGCGATGATCGACCAGCGCGGTGATTGCGTCGGTGTCAGCTGTGAATAGTTGCCGGAGAGTATCGACGGCTGATTGAGCGCTTAGCGTAACGGGGGCTTTGCCTTCGGCCGCCATTGCCTTAATCACGCCGAGAGTGGTCAGGCAGTCTGAAAGAGCGCGATGCGGCGTTCCTTCAATAATGACTCCTTGCTGTTCAGCGGCGGCGGTTAACTTCTGCCATTTGTACCCGCCGCGCTCGCTTTTCTGGCCGTAATACTCGGCATACTCATGCATGGCACATACGATCTGTGGCGTTACGCTAATTTTCGGCGTTACTTTCCAGGTGCGATCTGTTTGCTCAAGCAGACGGATATCATATTCAGCATTGTAAATCGCAATCGTTTTTCCACTGATTAAGCTGCACAGCTTAGGGTTGACCTCCGGCCATGTCGGGGCATCTTTTACCATTTCATCAGTGATTCCGTGGATTGCGGTAGCCTCTGCTGGGATAGGTTTTGATGGTCTAACCAGCGTGTTCAACAGTACCTTTCCATGTGCGTCAATGACGGCTATCTCGATGATCTCAGCTTTATCGTCAAGGCCCGTGGTTTCCGTATCCAAAACCAGACAATTTCTGTTCAAACATTGCTGCGCTTGCTGTTGTGGTGTCATCGTTTACCCCTTGAAATGACGTGATTTTGCTTCTCTGGTGGCCTGGCAGTGCACGCAGGTGCTGACGCCATGAATCAGGCGGCGACGCTGCTCAGGGATGGGTGCTCCGCATTCTTCGCAGTGAAATGCAGAAGGCCCGCAAGGTTGCGGGCGGGCGTTTTTGATTTGGGCATCAAGGATTAGCTGATGCCGTTCCTGTGCCATGTCGATTTGATCGGCCATTGGGCGTCCTTAGTCGTAATTGCGCAATTCAGGCGGCATGCACTGTTGATTGAACTCCCGGCAGCATTTGCACTGGCGGTATGCGAACCAGCCCGCGACCGCAAAGGCGAGGACAAACCAGACTGCGATTACAGCAATGAAGGTGTTCATTTCGCGGCACCTTCTTGTTGAGTGCCGATCTTTTGGCGGGCGGAAATCCAGCTTTTCAGCATGGAAAGGATTTGATCGCGGGTGGCGTTGTCGGCCTCAAGGCGTTCAATCCTCGTGCTCAACAACTCCAGAAGTTGCAGCCGTGAAACGCAGCGGGCATCCGCAAGCAACTTCATTAATTCGGCTTCGTTCATAAAAACCCCCTGAATTCAGGATGTAGGAAACCCGCCACCAAAAAAGGCGGCATTTTTTTATTTCGGGTGGTGGATATATTTCAGTAAGCGCTGAATGTGCCCACTGAAATATATGCCGGGTTTTAGCCATGCCCGGCGCATGAGAAGGTAATCGCCCGATCTAAGCAGCCCATTCTTTTGTAAGGACGCAACCGGGTCATTGCCTATCTGAGAGCACACCCCGGACGCCAATCCCCCACACGTTGATGGGAGGGTGTGCTCTCAGATAGGGCCGGGCTTTCCCGGCTCAGGCTGACTGTTCAACCGCTCGCGGGTGAGGAATATCGCCGTTGTTGCAGCGCATGATCAGACTGTCGATAACGGCGGCGTCCGGGGCGTGGCCGGCGGCTTCTGCTGTACTCAGCAGGCCAGTTAGGCCGATGCACAGACGGAATGCGTAATCGTTCAATGAAACCGCGCGTACAGCTGGCGCGATCGCCGTGGCGGCGTTGATGTTGTTGGCTTTGGCGTGGTACTGCGCCAGAAGGTCGCCCACTAATGTGATATATGCTTGTTTCATGCTGCCGCCTGGTGCTGTGAGTAAAGTTGGTCGATATAGCCAGTCGCCTGTGCTTGCGCATCGAATAAGCCATAAGACTGATCGCCTTGGCTTACTTCATATCTGGCTATTGGGTTAACGATAGTGCGCGGACGATAAGTGATAACAAAGCCGCGATAGCGTGAAGAATTGCGGCTTATTTTGGTTATAGCGTGTTCAATTGGTTGCATGTTTCTGCCTCAACTGTTGGCTATTGCGTCTTTCAGCATGGCGACAAGGTTTACCTCGATCTTGTCCTTTGGGTTCGCTTTCGGACGAATGATTATCCGGCCATCCCTAACCATCCGCCGGCAGGTGCCGATCGGGATTTTTGTCATTTCGGCGTATGCTTCCAGAGCGACATAACCTGTAGGAACGGTGATGTTTATCGTGGTGTTCGCCATGATTTACCCCGTCATTCCGCCTGGATGGATTCAATGCCGCGCAGATACACCAGGCGCGCCATGCTTGAAATCGAACGACTTTCTTTTGCTGCGATGGCTTCCAACTCTGCGCGCTCTGCATCTGATAAACGCATAGGGATCGGGTTTTTTGCAGCAATTCCGCGTGGCAAACGAGAACGCGGCTCATGGAGTTCTTGTTTCATAGTGGTATATTGTGATCTGCTAAGTGTCTGTGAAAATCATTATGCGAACCATAGTTCGCATTGTCAATGGGGTGTTTGTGAAATTTGATTCTCATTGCGCGGAGAGACTAAAGTCTGAACGCAAGCGTCTTTCTTATAATCAGTCTCAAGTTGCTGAATTGTGCGGAATTTCAAGAGAGATGTGGGGCAAATACGAAAGGGGCTTGGCTGTTCCTGGCGGGGAAGTGTTTTTGGGGTTTGCCTTGGCCGGCGGGAATGTTCAGTACGTATTAACCGGTGAGTCCTCTGGTGTTGTGCTTACACGAGATGAATTAGAGTTAGTGCAAAATTTTCGTGATGCTCCATTAGCTGTCAAAGCAGCTGCTTTTGCGGCTTTAACGGCTGGTAGCGCTGCGACAGACTCCAAAGCAATTAATGTGAGTGGTGGTAAAGGGCTGCGTATTGCTGGTCGAGACTTCCATGAACACAAAAGTAAGTAGAACCAGGAGGGATTCTATGGGGAGTGATACTAAAGGTAGGCATAATAGGATTGCTGGCAACGATTTCCATGAAGAGCGGATAACGGCAGAAAATTACATAGCTAGGGATTTTGTCAATATTGCTGTTCCAGCTATGGAGAAGGACACCCGCCCGCTAGTACCGGCTCAGCGCAAACAGCTCCACCAATTGATTCTTGCTGTAGCAGAAGCAGGGAGCGAAGAAGGCTATGAGGTCTGGCACAGAGTTCATGCAGAGATCGGCGTGAGAAGCGTTGAAGAAATGACGGTTAGTCAATATCAGCCTGCTTACAGTTACCTTCAGGCACAATTGGACTTATGCCGAGAGAAATCCCAAAAGAATGAATTGATATCTGCCCTATTGAAAATCAGTGCTAACACCGACCGTTACAATGAGCTTATTCAGTATTGCCGTAAAAGTTTCGGTTCCAGTCACCTAAAAAACCTTCAACGTATCGAACTGCAACAGGCTTTATTGTGGCTTGATGAAGAGCGTGATGGTAGGCATGAAGCTACACAAAAAATACCGTTTTATGTACAGTGGGGGCGTTTGGCTTGGGATTACCCTGGTTTCACTGCATTGGTATTTCTCCTTGGGTTTGCCGTCCCCGTGATTATTGACTTTATTTTTCTTGGGATTTAAATCCTATCGTGCAATGGGTTGTGTGTGCTCAGGTGGTTAGCGATTCGTTCGCGCATTTAAAAACAATCAGAAGGTATAAGGAAAATGAAATTATTTAATGTTAAGATTGGAAGTTTATTTAAATATGGAATTTTTTTGCTTGCTGCGATTCTGGCTATTAATTCTAGTGCTGCAAATGCTGACAATTGGTATCAAGGCGGAACATTGCATGATGCTAATGCCCTCGCATGGCAAAAGGCATCTCCTAAAGATAAGCTTGCAACTTGTGCTGATTTTATCGCTGGGTTATACAGCAAGAATTTACTATCGACTGAAATAAGAAATAAGATGAAATCAGTCGATGATTTTAAGCCCTACGCTTCCGAGTTGGTAAAACAACTTGACGCTGCCTTTGCACCAGAAGCAGACTCAGCCAAAAATAAGAAGATGTTCTCCAACCAAAGTGTCAAGTCAACCGCCATGATGATAATAATCATGATGAAGTGGGTGCAAAGCTAATGAGTATCAAAAACAACCTATTCATATCCTTATTTGGTGTTTTGTTAACAGCTATTTGCTTGCCTTCACAGGCAAGCACTAATAAAGCAAAATCAGTGCAAGATGCTTATACGCAAGTGGTTAACAAGATTATAACTAGTGCTGATTGTTTCTCTGATGAATTATCACTAATTAAACCTCGCTTGCTAGATGGTGATGAACCAAACGATCAGACGTTTAATACCAGATTCAATCCTGATATTTTTGTCGATTTCTACGCAGATAATGGGGTAGTGAATGGCGCAACTATCACCGCGTCTCCTTTGCCTAAGAAACCAGATGAATCGGTAAGGTTTATGTGCATTGCCGCCGCAGTGCAAAGCACAATTGACAATTCACGAAGTTTTAATGAATTTAAGAGGATTGATCAGGATAAGTTCTTGTCTCTCTCTTCTGAGAAAACTATTTCTTATAAATCTAAATACTTCGAGCATTCTTTTTCTATCGGCCACAACGAAATGATCGTGCAGATTGGAAATGAGGAATAGAGATGGCAGTAAGCAAACTTCCATCAGGCAAATGGTTATGCCAGTGTTTCCCTTACGGACGTGATGGAAAGCGCATTAGAAAGCAATTCGCCACCAAAGGGGAGGCACTTTCTTATGAGCGCCGCCTTTTGGCAAATAAGAAAGCTGTTGAAGTTGGGGATGGTGCGGTCAAATTGGCCGATCTGATCCAGCGCTGGTATGACATGCACGGCAAAACGTTGACGTCCGGAGAGTCTCGGCTTTCGAAGCTTCAAGCTATCTGCGAACGCCTTGGCGATCCGTTGGCGCATGAAGTCGATAAGAATATGTTTGCTGTATACCGTGAACGCCGGCTAGCTGGTGAATGGCTGGCAAAGGGGCGCAAAGCCATTAAAGAGGCAACGGTAAACCGAGAGCAATCATACCTGCACGCAGTGTTTTCCGAGTTGAAGCGATTGGGTGAATGGGAAGGCAATAACCCCCTGGATGGCATTCGCCAATTTAAGGAGGGTGATCAGGAATTATCTTTCCTTTACCCCGATGAAATTAAGCGCCTGCTGGCAGCCTGTGACGAGTCGGATAATAAAAGCCTGGGTATCATTGTTCGTCTCTGTTTAGCAACCGGTGCGCGCTGGGGTGAGGCTGAATCAATGCGGCAATCTCAGGTTCTACCTGGCCGCGTGTCTTTCATCAACACGAAAAGCAATAAAAACAGAACAGTTCCAATATCAAAACGGTTGCAGGATTTGCTGCCGAAAACGCGCGGTGCACTTTTCAGCACATCATATGATGCGTTTAAGCACGCGCTTAAGCGGGCGGGTATCGAGCTACCAACGGGTCAGCGTACTCACGTCCTGCGGCACACGTTCGCCAGCCATTTCATGATGGGTGGCGGCAATATTTTGGTGCTTCAACAGATACTCGGTCACAGCACGATTATGATGACAATGCGATATGCACACTTCGCCCCCGATCACCTTGAGGCAGCTTTGACGCTGAATCCATTTGATAAGATTTCTGGCGAAAACGGGCCTGAATTAATGGCAGCAGAAGCGCACAATGCGCCATAG